CTAATCCGGAATCATCGCAACGGGCTTTACCGACAAGCACCACTGATTATTACATAACGGCTGGCACAAAAAATCTAATGAAAGAGATTGACGCAATCGAGGTTGAGGAAGACTTGTCTGACACTAGGCACTTAACTCACCCATCCAAAAAAGTAGAGGTTATGACTGAACGCGGAATTTCAAACGCGGTAATGCAGGAAGAGGATGATAATGATGACTTCTTAGATGACGTTAACTCATTAATATGAGAGACTTTATAGCAAACAGCGGAGGTCGAACCCAAATGAAACTCTCCAATCTAGATCAGGAGAACAGTGCAATTTGGACGACCGAGAAGGTTCAAAAACTTCTTGACGACTTTGAGAATGGTATGATTGACATCAAGACCATTAAAAACTCGCCGTTCAAAGATAATGATCCAGTGTGGAAGAAGGCAAATATCGTTTTCGAGTACACGCCCGAAGAGCTTGAGGAGATCAAACGTTGCAAGCACGACCCGGTTTACTTTGCGTCAAAGTACGCTCAAGTAATGACAGAGGACGGGATCCAACAAATCACATTAAGAGACTATCAAGAAGAGATCATTAGATCTTTTAAGAACAGTCGATTCAATTGCCTAATGGCATCTCGTCAGATCGGTAAGACCGTTATGTCGGGCGTGTTCATTGCATGGTACCTGATATTCCACACCGATAAAAACGTACTAGCGGTTGCGAACGTTGCCTCGACTACTAAAGAAGTGTTAGACAAAATTAAATCGGTGCTGGAGAACCTACCGTTCTTCCTTAAGCCTGGTTGTATTTCAAATAACGTAATGTCGCTTAAGTTCGATAACGGATGTCGTTTGATCGGCCGTACTACCACTAAAAATACGGGTATTGGTTTTACGATTCACGTACTGTACATTGATGAGTTCGCTCACATCAATCCATCATACTTAGATTTCTTTTATCGAGCGATCTATCCTACTATTTCAGCTTCAAGTAACTCAAAGGTAATTATAACCTCAACTCCGAATGGAATGAACCGTTTCTACGAAATCTACATGGATGCAATGAACGGCTTGAATACTTACGTACCGTTGAGAGTTGACTGGTGGCAGGTCCCAGGCAGAGATGAGGACTGGAAGAAGATGACGATTGCAAACTTAGGTTCTGAGGAAGACTTCAATCAGGAATACGGGCTTCAGTTCTTCTCTTCAGATAAGTTATTACTGCCTTCAAAAGATCTAAAAAAGATCTTTTCATTCCGCACTACATACGTGGTCCCAGAATGGGCCCAAACTCCAGAGAATTTAGACCTATTAGAAGGCTTCTCGGTTCATCCAAACTTTAACAAATTAACACCAGATGACATTAGAAACGATGGCAACACTTACGTGTTCTCAATAGATACGGCGTCAGGCGTTGGACGTGACTATTCTGTCATCAATATTTTTAAATTCACAGCATTACCTCTCAAGATGCTAGAGCAGGTGAAAGACTTCATTAAGAATGAGGGCGACTTTTTTGGACTTGTTCAAGTCGCGTCGTTTAGAAGCAACAAAAAGGACATTAACGAATTTAGTAATGTTCTTGAATACTTGACGTATAAAGTGTTCAATCCAGAAAAAGTTAGGCTCCTAATTGAGCTTGATCATAAGGGCGATTACGTAATGGATAAAATTCAACAGAACGAGCTCTTTTGGCCTGGGCAATTGGTACATTCAAAACACATGACCTCTTCTACTAATTGGAAGCCTGGATTAAAGATGACTGAGTCCAATAAGACCAAGTACTGCGAACGCTTCAAGTACTTGGCCGCAGTTAACAAAATTCTACCTAATGAGTTTAAAACAGTGCATGAACTTGGATCGTTCGGTAAATCGGGTAACGGCACATATCGAAGCCAAAACGGCAATGACGATTTAGCAATGACATGCGTATCGACTGCAGCCTTTTTTGAATCACCTAATTTTTGGGAGCTGGTCAATGATGAATTGGACAGACTTGATTCTGACTATCTCAAAAAAGCCTACGCTCAATTTTTAGGAGAGGCTTACTTGGGCCATGATTCAGGATACAACCATGACATACTAAGAGACCTAAATCGTACTCCAGAAATAAAAAGACCTGGAGCAACAAAACGATTCGACGAAAATACTGTTGATGAGTACAAGCGACTATTCGGCCATTTTTACGGAAACAATACTCAATAAAATTTTATGAAACCTGACGACTTACTAGATTTCGATTACGAAAAAAATAAAAAGGAGATCTTCGATAAGATTGTAAAATCAATCAGCTCAGCAATGAAGAAGAAGTCTCAACAAATTTACATCAAAAAGTTGATGATAGTCGACGAAGAAATTGATGTAGTTGCACGCCAAGAAGATTGGCCAATTTGCCTAGACAAAGCAATTAACTTCTATAAACAGATAGAAGACTACGAGTCTTGCGCAAACTGTCAAAATTTATTATCCAAAATCAATGAACCATCTAAAAAAACAAAATCAAATGCCAGAAAAACAAGTTAAAAGAAGAGCACACACTCCAAAATTGGAGGTCACCGAAAAGGACCTACGTACGGTCAATCTTAAGCCTTCTCAGGAGAGCTACTGCCAAAAGATCATGACCAATGAAATAACTTTCTGTTACGGTCCAGCTGGAACCAGTAAAACGTTCACAGCCTGCCTAGCTGCTCTAAAACTATACATGTCAGGGAAAATAAAAAAGATCATTCTATCTAAGCCGATTCAAGAGTCTGGCGAAAAACTTGGATTCTTGCCAGGCGAAATTAAGGATAAAATTGATCCATTTATGGAAAGTTATCGTTCAAATTTGGTAAAATTGTTACATGATCCAAATTGTGTTGGCTGGCTTGAATCGACCGGCGTTATTGAGTTTAGACCTCTTGCCTACATGAGAGGAGCAACGTTTGATAATTGCCTAATGATTCTAGATGAAGCTCAAAATGCTGATTTTAAACAACTTATGCTGTTCATAACCCGTATGGGAAAGGACTCTAAGGTGTTAATTTGTGGAGATGTTAGCCAGTATGACATCGCAAAGAGTAAAGTAGCTTTACCTGAATTCATTAAATTATTGGAAGGAATTAATAACTTAGGCATTCATACATTTAGAGATGAGGACATTGTGAGAAACAAAATCCTTATCCAAATTACTGAACGCTACGAAAAATGGAAATCAGAAAACCCTAAACACTTCAACTAAAAATAGATTAATGAGCGCGTACGACCTAATTAACAAACAACTAAACGACGAAATGCAAAGCCTTGCCGAACTAATAAAGAGCGGCAATTACACGGAAAAAGATAGAAATAGGTTAGCCTCAATCATGTATCCGAAATTAAAGTTCTTCATTTGGAAGTTCTTTAATGACCCCGATGAAACGGAAGAAGTCCTTCACAATACTCTATTCAAGATATTTAAAGGACTTACTTCGTATAGCGATTCATATCGCTTCACCACGTGGATTTACACGATTGCTAAGAACGAGGCTCTATTACATCAGCATAAATTAAAGGTCCAATTCGCTCAGAGCCTTGATAATTTAACGAAACCTTTGAATCTACCGGACGACTCGGTACATACATTTGAAAGGGAAATTTACATGGATGATTTGTACAGTATGACTCAAACTGAACTTAGCGGATTGCCGGAATGCATAGAGAAGTCGATTCTAATAGACAAAGAAATGAATCACATGCGGGGTAATGAAATTGCTGAAAAATACGATATGAATCTCAACACAGTTAAAACCAAGATCAGAAAGGCTCGTAAAATGCTAAGGGAAGCAGTTTTGGAAAAAAATCCAGAAATGATTGACAGATTAAAAGAATACTTTTAAATATGGGACTACTAAACTTAATTAATCCAATTGAAGCCATTGGCTCAGTACGAACGATAGTAAAGGACATTACTAATTACTGGTTCTATCGTAAACAAATTAAATCTATTGAAGCAGCCGGAATTTTTAGATCAAAAAGAATGAGAACTGATGGACTCTGTAGAGTTTATTATGTTGTTAATTTAGAACCTGAGTTACAGTTAGCAACCGGCGACTTGATTGATCTTGAGAAGAGCCGAGTGTTTGAATCGGTTTCTAAAGTCCAAGGAATATTCGCGGATCGTAACCTAACCGAGATAGTTGACGTTTCATCAAAGCGAATAAAGGACGATGACTATTACGCATATTTAGTCACTATTAAATATCGAGTTGAAACGGTCTTTTCTGACGTCGTTAGAGCCGCTATATTGGGAATTGCAACCTATTACCTAGTTCACCTGGGATTTTGGATAGGTGAAAATTGGGAATTCGTGAAAGATTCAACTCTTAATAAACTCAACAGTAAGTGAATAAATAACTAAAAACATTTCGTAATTTATGAAATTCATTAAACTCCATTTTGAAAAAATTGTCTTGGGATTACTATTCGTAATCTTTGTTCAACATTGCAGCACATCAAGCCGAGTTAGCAAGATTGAAAAGCAGGCAAAAGTAATGAATCAAAGAATCGATTCAGTATACACATCTGACCTACAAAAGATGATCGAGATCGAAGGATTACGTGCATCAAAACGTACCCTGTACGACTGGAATGCAGTAGTTAGAACAGCAGTTCGCCCTGATGATCGTATGCACGAGTATGATGCTCAAATTGAAAAAATACAGAAGTCTAAATAATGACAAAGAAGGCAACGCACATATTCATAATAAGTACGTTTGTTACTCTATACCTACTAGTTTCGATCATTTCAACGATTCACGTTATTGATTTCTTCTTAATGTCGAATCCAAAATGGCTAGCGATTAGCTTAGCCATTGCGTTTGAAGTCGGAGCAGCTGCTTCATTAGCCTCAATCATTACCCTCGATAAAATGAATAAGGGTATTGTTTGGGGACTCTTCATTTTACTGACATTGATGCAGGCAATGGGTAACACCTATTACACGTACGTTCACTTAATTAATTTTCAAGGCTGGATTGAACTATTTGGACTAGTCGACGAGGAACTAATTTATCAAAAAAGAGTCTTGTCAATAGTCAGTGGAGCGATTCTACCGATTGTTGCACTAGGCTTCATCAAGTCATTGGTCGATTACATTAAGCCGGCCGACGAACCTGTAAACGATACAGTAAATGATACTGTAAATGATACTGTAAATGAATCAGAAGTTGAAGCGGCTGAACCTGAAAAGGACGTACCATACGTAAGCGATGATTTTCAAATAGGGCCAGACGGCGCGTATGAGCACATTGATGAATCGGTTGAAGATTTTCCATTCATGATTGAAGACAACCGCTTTTCTACAACTCAACTGGAGGTTGAAACTCCCGTGGAAATTACAACTGTACCTGAGGTAGATAATAATAGCAACATAAGCCAATCTAGATCTTCAGATGATGCGCTAGCTCGAGGAGCCAGAATATCATTTAGTGATAGGATTTAAAAATAGTCTACCTTGAATGCCATACATTAATTTCCAAGATGATCCGATTCCACAAAGAGTAAATAACTCATTTGCGAATCTGTGTTCGTCTGACCCAAGTAAAAAAGTTCTAAAGATATTAGACAAGTGTTTCATTATCGTAAATCGGGGAAAAACTGAGGCTAAATTTTGTGATCTTGAAAAACTTTTATATCCAGTAGACGGTCACCTACTTATCGATTTTGAGGTTTGTGCAGAAGAGAGACTGTCGGTGTACGATAACTCATTAGAGGATATTTTATCAAGCAGCCCATCGGGCGAAGACCTATACTATCCGCTAGGTGCAGGTACAGAGTACATGATTCCAGCTGGATATACTGGACCTTCGTCTACTCCTTCGTCTAGCCCATCCTCAACTCCTTACTATTTTATTCTACAGGCTGATCGTAATTACGTTAGAGGTTGTATCCTTTACATTGATTATCCAGTACTAGACAAAAACGGCTCAGATGTTTTACCGGCAGACCAATCATGCGAAGTTAAGCTGATTGATCAAGACCTAAACGAATCGACTCACCCAATAAGCAACTTCTTTTCTCACTTAGGTAATCCAATGACTCGTAATGTTGCTAAGCTAATAAATAAGATAGAGATATACAACCCAAATCCTAATTTTAGTGTTAAGGTGAGAGGTATGGTAATCTATGTAAAGGGCAATCCGGATCCAAACAACTGTGCTTGCTAAAAAATTTAAAAAGAAATGAATCATTCATCAGTTGCAAAACTTTTAAAAACTCACACTGACTCAAACAATTCAGTCGATTACACGCCAGCTTTCGTAAATGGATCTAATCGTGGACTAAACAATGCCAACGATACAGGAGTCGGTTACTTCACTGACACCTGGTACGGTATTCATAACCCAAGCGGGTCAGCTATTTCAGTAACAGTTAAGACTGCGGATCAAGGTACTGCAGGCACTGGCGCAATCGTTAGAATTAATGCCGGTGAGACCTTCTATGCGGTTATTTCAAAGATCACAGTTGGCGCTGGAGTAACAGTAGTTCTATTAGGTATTCCAACAACATTTAGTAGATAATGGGACCAGTACTTACATTTGGACAAAGACAACAAGCACTCAAGGGATTGCCTTTCTATGGAAAGAGCGATTTTAACTTTGTTGCGTCCAGAAGTAATTTTTCAGGAGGTATCTCAATTAAGGTACTCCCGTTATCTGATCTGTCTAGAGCTCAGACAGTTAATATCGACGATTTCGATAGAGAGGTCAAACACTTAAATCAAGCCTTTAAAGCAGGTTCCAGAATAAGTGGAATCAAGGTCAATTCTCCATTCAAAGGTAAAAAGGGAGAGGGCGAATCTATCATAGGTAAATTCGAAAGTTTTAAAATCGATAAGCCTAACCAGACAATCCGAGCGTTCATTAGAGATCCAAAATCAATGAAACTGGTTGAGGTTTACCCCGAAACATTGACTAGACTTAATGAGTCTAACTCCCACGTAGCGAAAACCTTCCTGGATTTCGTGATATAATCTTAAAAGAACAAATAATTATGCCAATAGAACAAGAGAAGGCTCTTGGTGGAGAAGGTGAAGAAATATCTTCATTTCTTGAACAAGAAGACTTAAAGTACGGCAAAAATTCAAACGACACACCCAAGTCGATTGAACCGGAGATGCCATCACCAAAAACTAATTTAGGAACAGCCAGATCAGTTCAAATTGCTGAAGAATCCTCAATTTCTGGAGCAAACGATGGGTACTGGAAAAACGTACCTCTTGAGAATTTACCGTCCGGTGGAATGTTCTACGCTGACGGTTCAGAATTAACGATTAGAGCAGCAACGGTTTCTGAAATACGCCATTGGTCAACAATTGACGAGGACGATGTTCTTGACATAGACGACAAGTTAAATTTCATAATTGAAAAGTGTACAAGGTTCAAAATCAAAGGAGGTCAATCCTGGTTGACTTGGAGAGACATTCTAGAAATTGACAGACTGTACGTAATCTTTTTGATTCATGAAATAAGTTTCCCAGACGGACAGAATGAACTTTTTGTCAAATTACAATGTGCTGAAACCTGTTCAGAAGATGGTAAATTCAACGATGATGTTAAAGTTAGAAGTAACATGCTTCAATTTT